GTCGGCATCATAAAATAATAGCGGATAAATTTAATCGTATAGCTCAAGGTAAATTAAAACGCTTAATTGTTTGTCTTCCACCAAGACATACAAAATCAGAATTTGCTTCTACTTATCTTCCAGCTTGGATGATGGGTTTAAATGGCTCTTTGAAAGTTATTCAATGTACGCACACCGCAGAACTGGCTGTGCGATTTGGTAGAAAGGTAAGAAACTTAATAGATTCTGAAGATTTCCAGCATATTTTTCCTGATTTAAAATTACAAGCAGACAACAAATCCGCTGGTCGTTGGACTACAAACCAAGATGGTGAATCGTTTTATGCTGGTGTTGGTGGTGCAATTACAGGTCGTGGTGCTGATTTATTGATTATTGATGATCCCCATTCTGAACAAGATGCTTTGTCACCAAAATCCCTTGAATCTGCTTATGAATGGTATACATCAGGACCCAGACAGCGTTTACAACCCGGTGGAACTATCATTATTGTGATGACACGCTGGAGTACAAAAGATTTGGTGGGAAAATTATTAAAAAAACAAGACCATGAATTTTCTGATAATTGGGAAATGATAGAATTTCCAGCTCTTATGCCAGAAACCGATAAGCCCTTGTGGGGCGAATATTGGAAAAAGGAAGAATTATTAGGGGTCAAGGCTTCTCTGCCATTAGCTAAATGGAATGCTCAATGGATGCAAAATCCAACTGCAGAAGAAGGGGCTATTGTCAAAAGAGAATGGTGGCAAAAATGGCATGAAGAGAAAGTACCCTCTTATGATTATGTGATACAGAGCTACGATACTGCTTTTTCAAAAAAAGAAACTGCGGATTATTCAGCCATTACCACTTGGGCTATTTTTGAACAAGGAGAAGATAACTTACCGAATATCATTTTATTAGATGCAAAAAGGGTGCGTGTTGATTTTCCAGAGTTAAAGAGACTGGCTTGGGATGAATACAAATATTGGGAACCAGACTGTGTGTTAATCGAAGCCAAGGCATCAGGAACACCATTAACCCATGAACTCAGAAGAATGGGCATTCCTGTAACTTCTTACTCTCCCAGTAGAGGACAGGATAAGATAGCTCGCATGAATAGTGTGGCTCCTATTTTTGAATCTGGCATGGTCTGGATTCCTGATGAACCTTTTGCTGAGGAAGTGGTGGAAGAAATGGCAAGTTTTCCTTATGGGGATTATGATGATTATTGTGACAGTGCTACCATGGCATTAATGCGTTTTAGACAAGGAGGCTTCTTATCTTTGCACGAAGATTACCAAGATGAGGTAAAATTACTCAGGAGGGATAGAACAGTATATTATTAAAAAATAATGATAAACTAGGATAAAAAATGGTCGTAGAAAGAAAATTAGGTACAGAAGATGATCCAGACATAATTGAATCTGGTAATTCTATTGAAGTGATCCCTGAAAAAACTCGGCAGGAAGCAATACAAGAAGCTGCCAGCATATTAGTAGCTGATGACCAAGTTTTTACTGAGGATGAATTACAGGAAGAACAGCTTCCACCAGAAGATTTTTTTGCTAATTTAGCTGAATTTTTAGAAGAAGATGATTTAACTAAATTAGCCAATGATTTAATTGGTTCTATTAAGGGTGACTTAGATTCAAGAAGTGAATGGGAAAAAACCTACACCGATGGTCTTAAATATCTTGGTATGAAATTTGATGAATCAAGATCACAACCCTTTCAAGGTTCAAGTGGAGTTATTCATCCGATATTGGCAGAAGCGGTAACTCAATTTCAAGCTCAGGCCTATAAAGAGTTATTACCACAAAAAGGACCTGTCAAAACACAAATTATTGGTGTGAGAACTGCTGAAATAGAATTACAGGCAGAGAGGGTGCAGGAGTTCATGAATTATTACATTATGAATGTCATGCAGGAATATGACCCTGAGCTCGACCAGTTATTGTTTTATTTACCTTTGGCTGGGTCTGCTTTTAAAAAAATACATTTTGATTTTATTTTAAAACGAGCTGTATCTAAGTTTATTCCACCCGAAGATCTAGTGGTTCCTTATGAATCTCCAGACATATTTAACGCAGAACGAATAACGCATGTTATTAGCATGTCTCGTAATGAAATCAAGAAACAACAATTATCAGGTTTTTACGCAGATGTAGACATACCAGAAGAATCTTATACTGAAAGGGATGATATTACAGAAGAAATAGACAGTATTGAAGGCGTGGAACCAAATTACACAGAAGACAGAAATAGAACCATTTATGAAGTACATACTATTCTGGATTTAAAGAATTATGAAGACGTTGACGCAGAAGGCGAGGAAACAGGCTTAAAACTACCTTATATAGTCACGATTGATGAACAGTCCAATAAGGTTCTTGCAATCAGGAGAAATTACAATCCTGATGACCCTGATAAAAATAAAATTAACTACTTTGTTCAGTATAAATTCTTACCCGGATTAGGATTTTATGGGTTAGGACTTTCCCACATGATCGGTGGTCTTTCTAAGGCCTCTACCTCAATATTAAGACAATTAATTGATGCTGGTACATTGGCTAACCTACCAGCTGGATTCAAAGCCAGAGGTATGCGGATTCGTGATGAAGATGAACCATTACAGCCGGGAGAATTTAGGGATATAGATACCACAGGGGGTTCATTAAGAGAAAATCTTATACCCCTACCCATTAAAGAACCCAGTAGTGTGCTGATGCAATTACTCGGCATATTAGTCGAATCTGGTAAGCGATTCGCTGCGATTTCTGATATAAATGTCGGTGATATGAACCAAGCGATGCCAGTAGGAACGACTATTGCTCTATTGGAGCGTGGCACCAAGGTAATGTCTGCCATACATAAAAGATTACATTATTCACAAAAAATTGAATTTAACCTTTTGGCAACAGTTTTTGCAGATTTTCTGCCTCCAGAATACAATTATGAAACAGGCTCAGGTTCAAGAGAAATAAAAGTTACTGATTTTGATGATCGTGTCGATATTGTACCTGTATCAGACCCTGATATATTTTCACAAAGCCAAAGGATTACCATGGCACAAGAATTATTACAGATGGTGCAATCCAATCCAGAAGTGCATGGTCCTGTAGGCATATACGAAGCCTATCGAAGAATGTATGGAGCTTTGGGAATAGATAATGTGGACTCTCTGTTGCAAGCCCCTCCAGACATGACACCAAAGCCCATAGATGCTGGTCTGGAAAATAGTGGTTTGTTATTGGGACAACCAGCTCAGGCTTTTGCACCACATGGTGCAAAACAATCCTCAATTCCAATCAATTATTATTAGCCATGTGATGCAACATTTACAATTTTTAGCTGCTCAAATGGCTGAACAACAGATGGACCCTGAAATGCAACAAAGAATCAGCCAGATTCAAATGCAACTGCAACAGGTAACGCCAGAGGAAGCTCAACAGATTCAACAGCAAATACAGATGATGATGGATCAGATGAGTTCACCCATACTGGCAGAATTAACGCAACAATTCTTATCTTCTATCGGTCAAACTAATCAAGGCGACCCACTAGTTGCCATCAGACAACAAGAACTGGATTTAAAAGACAAGGAATTGGATATGGAGCAAATGCAGTTTGATACCACGCAAGAACAAAAAGACACGAATAAAGTAATGGATAGTCAATTACAACAACAACGATTAGATATACAAAAGATTATAGCTGATGATAAACTGCAATTAGGTTTTGATAGACTAAAACAACAAGCAGAATTAAAATTGCTAGAACTTGAACAAAAATTTGGGAGTATTCAATGACCACATCTTATAAATTAAAAGCCTTACAAGAACTTAAAGCTAACAAAAAGCTAGAAAGAGAAAAAGAGGCAATAGAGTTTAAAGCCAAAGAAGAAGCTGAAGCCAAAGCCCATGCTGAAAATCTTAAAAGAATTGCTAAAAAGATGGCAATTATTGAAGCTGGTGGAGTGGTTCCAAATCCAAAGCCAGTAGTAGAAGAAAAACCAGAAAAACCAGAAAAACCAGAAAAACCAGTTAAGAAAGCTACTGCAACTGTTAAAAAGACAGTTAAAAAAAAGGGTAGACCAGCAGGTTCCAAAAATAAGAAAAAATAATAGACGATTCTGATGCCAGTTAGAAAAGTTAAAGGCGGTTACAAGTGGGGTAAGTCAGGTAAGACTTATAAATCAAAAGCTAAAGCTAAAAATCAAGGAAAGGCAATTTACGCTTCTGGATATAAAGGAAAAAAATAAAATGGATTCTATAGATTTAGCTGAACAGTTCCGAAAGGAATTAGAAAAAAAAGAAAAACAAGTCCAAGAAACTTATATGAGTGGTGGCTTAATAGATATGGAGCACCATAAATATTTGCAAGGACAGTTGGAAGCATTATACTATATGCAAGATTTTATAAAAAATTACTTTAAGACAGATAATGAGTGAATCAAAGGTAGAATTAGCATCAGCTTATGTTGAACCAGAAGAGGTTGTTTTAGATCCTACAAAATTAGAAGTTTCTGTTTTAGAGAGAATGCCACAGCCAACAGGCTGGAAAATCTTAGTTTTGCCTTATCATGGACAAGGTAAAACAAAAGGAGGTATACATTTAACAAAAGAGACTTTAGATAAAGAAAACTTAGCAACAGTGGTTGCTTATGTAGTGAAATGCGGTCCTCTTTGTTATAGTGGTGATAAATATGGTGCTCCTTGGTGTCAAGAAAAAGATTGGGTTCTGATCGGAAGATACGCTGGAGCTAGATTTAAATTGGAAGATGGTGAAGAAGTTAGAATAATCAATGATGATGAGGTAATAGCTACAATTTCTGACCCAGATGATATAGTGAGTTTATAAAATGGAAGAAAGTAAAGTCGAAACAACAGAAGAAGAAGTAGAAGTAGAAGTAGTCATTTCTAATGACACAGATGAAACCCAAACGGATAATGCCGTTTCTACTGATGATGAATTAGATGAATACACCAAAGGTGTATCTAAACGAGTCAACAAGTTAAATCAGCGAGCTAGAGAAGCAGAAGAAAGAGCTCAATATTTTGAACAACAAGCTGTCCAAAAGGATGTTCAAATAAATACATTGATGAATCACACTTCACAATTAGGACAAAATGTTCTTTTGGCAGAAGAACAATCCATGGAATCCAAAGAACAACAGGCCAATGAATTATACAAAAAAGCCGTAGATTCTGGTGATGCTGAATTAATGTCAAAAGCAGACACACTCAAAAGTGATTTATCCATTCAGAAAGAAAAATTAAGAATTGCGAAAAATAGAAATAATGGTCAAAGTGCTGAACAATACGTTCCTTACCAAGAACAAGCCCCCCAATATGAAAGGCCAGTGGAACCCACTGGTGAAGCTATGGAATGGGCTAAGGAAAATCCTTGGTATGGCGACCAGACAATAAATAAAAATGCTGAAGCTACACAATATGCTTATTTCACGCATTTTAATCTTATCAATGAAGGATTCGAGGCTGATTCAAACGACTACTACAATGAATTGGACTCAAGAGTTTTTAAAGTATACCCTGAATTGGGTACTTCAAAAAAAGCCGATAACAATGATGGCAGACCCACTGTGCAAAGAGTCGCATCTACTTCCTATGGAAGTCGGCAAAAAACACAAGGCAAAAGGAATGGCGTAACTTTTTCAAAATCTGAAGTAGAGCGTCTTCGTGGGCTTAAACCTTATAATATGTCTGAAAATGACTGGTTAAAGCAAGTTGCTAAAGAAAAACAAGCAATAGCACAAAGAGAGGCAAAATAATGACAGATCAAGAAAAAATAGATACTGCTAGACACAGCCGTGAATCCGAGACTCACGATAAAGAAACTCGTAGAAAACCATGGCGACCCGTAAGAAAACTAGAAACTCCTGAACCCCCAGAAGGTTATGAATACCGCTGGATAAGGGAGTCGTATCTCGGTATAGAAGATGCCAATAACATAAGTTATAGGCTTCGAGAAGGCTGGGAGCTTGTTCAAGGTTCGGAATTGCCAGATGAATGGCAACTTCCAACATTGGATAAGGATAAAGGTAGACTTGCTGGTGTTGTTCACAATGAGGGACTACTTTTAGCAAAAATTCCACTAGAAACTGTCAAAGAAAGGCGTGATTATTATGAAGATAAGAACCGCAAGGCAAATGAAGCACTAGACAATACTATGTTTAATGATTCATCTAAAGACAGTCGCTATGTGAAATATGATGCGAAGAGGGAAACTCAGGTCACTTTTGGAAAAAAGTGATTTAACTAAAACAGGAAAATAATTATGGCAAATAAAGATGCCCCTTTCGGTTGTAGACCTGTTCGTGAGATGAGTGGAGCACCCTTTTCTGGAGGTCAATCCAGATATAGGATAGCTAGTGGTGCCACTACTCCAATATACCAAGGCGATTTAGTTACACAACTTACCGCTGGTGTTTTGGGTAGACATGCTGCTACTGGTACTGTTCCAGTTGTGGGTGTGTTTAATGGTGTCCAATATACAGACCCCACTTCAGGCGAACAAATTTACAAAAACTATTATCCGGGCAGTATCGCTGCTTCGGATATAGTTGCTTCTGTCATTGATGGTCCTAATGTTGTTTTTGAAATTCAAGGTGATGCTGCTTGTCCAGTAGCTGACTTGTTTGGAAATTTTGACATTGTGGATGGTTCTCCTGTAGGCGATACCAAGTCTGGGAGATCTAATACTGAAATAGATATTGGCACTGGTGCTACCACTGCTACATTACCTTTGAAGGCATTAGATATTTCTCAGGATCCTGATAACTCGGATGTTTCATCCACCAACACCAATGTTTACGTTGTGATTCAAAATCACATCTGTGGACAGAAAGGTGCTGGACTAGCATAAGGTAGGTAAAATATGGCAATTTCAAGAGCACAATTAGCTGCCGAACTAGAACCGGGTTTAAATGCACTCTTTGGTATGGAGTATGACCAATACAACCAAGAATACGCTGAAATTTTTTCAATCGAAGACTCATCAAAAGCCTTTGAAGAAGAAGTTTTAATTGTTGGTTTTGGGTCTGCACCAGATAAATCAGAAGGTGCTGGAGTCGTATTCGATAACGCTTCAGAAAGTTACACTGCAAGATACACCCACGATACAGTGGCGT